GTAAAATGGGAAATTATGCAATCCTTTACGCCATTCATCTTGGGTCTGGATTAATTCCGGCATATTTAAAAAACGAAGAGAGTGAGGCTTTTGATTTCTTTAACAAAGATAAAGTTAACGTATTTCAAATAGAAGACGCGTTTCCAAAAATTAAAAACATATTTGAACCAATAGATAATTTTGAAGACCACAAGTGGTGTGAAGTAAATGTAGGCATGTCGCCAATTAAAATAATTATTGATATGATAGAATACAATAATGCTTTAGGGCGCTTTCCAAATTTAAGTTTTCAATGGTTTCAAAGATACACTCAATGGTATCCTTACAAAGATCAGGTCTTGGATCTTTTTGAATTTAATAATGATTTGCTAGAATTAGCTCGCTCAAATATACCTAAAACAAATAAAAAAATAGTAGGCGTATCGTTCAGAAATGAATACAAGAAATTTAATAGCACTGGAGGCCATACTAAATTAGGAGTTGATTATTATCGTAAAGCTTTTAGTTTTTTCTCTAAAGAAGATTATTGCTTTCTTATATTTGCAGATTTTTTTGAACAATGCCCAGAAGTCTTAGATCAACTATCTAACGAATACGATATAATGTATACAAAAGAAAACATGTCTAGCGCAGAAGGAATGGCAACCCTTTCTCTTTGCGATAGCATTATCAATTCTAATAGTTCTTTTAGTTTTTGGGCTTCGCTTTTAAATAAAAATATAAACAAAAAAATTATTTGTCCAAATTATTTTTTACATCCCAGCCATGCTGGATCAGCGCTTTTAAATCACAAATGGTTTCCTAGTGAATGGACCGGATTGAATGAAGTATAATTATGACATACGAAGCCTTCATGTTTTTTCAAGAGAACGATCTTCTTGAAGTAAAATTAAATCAACACTGGAATTTCATAGATAAATTTATTATAGTCGAAGCTGGAGAAACCCACACTGGCATAAAAAAGGATCTTATATTTGATCACGAAAGATTCAAAAAATACTCTGAAAAAATTATATACAGATCATTCAATTCCTTTGCAGAACTGTACGATCTTTATCCCAATATAGTCTCTGGGCATATATACAAAACGGTTAAAGCTCAGCCACATCTTGCCTTAAATGACTGGATGAGAGATACTATTCAAGCCGAATATCTAACAGTTGTATTATTAGAGCTGCAACCAAAAGATTCAGATATTATACTTTTCACCTGTCTGGACGAAATATTAAATGAAGAAGCCTTTTCAGAGGCTCATAAAATTTTTTCAGAGAATAAAACTTACAATCTTTATTCTCATCTTCAACGTAAATATATTACAACCTCTTGCGATTTTGCTCCCACTTTTGGATTTGATGTAGACATGTATGCTTATAAGCTGAATCTATATAGCAAAAAAAGTGCTATTGGATGCATGACTTTATTTTCTAATTTAAACAAAATTAAACACACAGAACTTAGATACTATGCTTTAAGCACTCACGATCCGATTAAAAATGCTGGATGGCACTTTACATTCTTAGATGACACAAGAGGAGAAAAAGCCTTGAAAAAATACAAAAGCTGGGCTCACTCAAGAGATGGCGGTCATAATGTTTCTTTTTTTGATATTAAAACTCCATTAGAAGCTGAAAAAAGAGTCATTTCCGAATACAATACTCAGGTAGTAGAAATATCTTCAAAGACTCACCCCAAATGGCTCATTGACAACATCTCTAAATATTCTAGCTACATTTATTCTGCTTGATTATAATTAGTATGAAAAAGATTCTGATAACTGGTATTCTCGGGCAAGATGGCGCTAACATGGCGGAATACTTACTTAAGAATACTGACTGCCTAATCTATGGCATGATGCGTAGAAGCTCGAATCCAAATTTTATTAATTGTCAGTCATTCTGCTCAAATGAAAGGTTTAAGTTTGTATATGGAGATCTTTCTGATAGCGTTTCTATTGATTCTCTAGTAAAAGAAATCCAGCCAGATTATTTTATTAATTTTGGAGCGCAAAGCTTTGTTGGGTGCAGTTGGGAAATGCCGTTGCAGACGCTAGACGTTAACGCAAACGGAGTTCTTAGATGCTTAGAGGCCATCAGAAAACTAAAGCCTGCTTGCAGATTCTATTCCGCTGGCTCAAGCGAAGAGTTCGGAGACGTTGAATATTTCCCTCAAGACATAAAGCATCCAATAAAACCAAGAAGTCCATATGGCGCATCAAAAGCTTCAGCTAGACACATTGTTAAAGTTTATAGAGAGTCTTACAATCTATATGCTGTTCACGGTATTTTATTTAACCATGAAGGTACGAAAAGGGGAGAAGAGTTTGTAACTCGTAAAATTACCAAAGGAGTGGCTCGAATTAAGAAAGCTATAGAAAATAATCAAGTATTTACCCCAATTGAATTAGGTAATCTAGACTCTAAAAGAGACTGGTCAGATTCAGAAGACTTTGTTGATGGAGTATGGAAAATGCTAAATCAAGAAAAGCCCAAGGACTATGTTCTTTCTAGTGACGAGACCCACTCGATCAGGGAGTTCGTAGAGAAAGCGTTTAAATTTGCTGGAATAAATGGAGCTTGGCATGGGCAAGGACTAACCGAAGAGTACAGCGTTACAACCGAGTACGCTTTAAAAAATGAGCCTATCTCATCTATCTTAGTTAAAATAAATCCTAAATTTTACAGACCAGCAGAAGTTGATCTTCTCTTGGGCAATTCTGAGCCAGCTAGGGAAGAACTCAAGTGGGCCCCAAAAACTTCATTTAATGCCCTTGTCAAAAAAATGGTTGAAAATGACATTCGCCTCTTGACTGGGGCGTGAAGGCGTCCATATTGGACCGTGCCTCCGGGTCCAAAAAAACCTAGAAAATTAAGCAATCACCAGTTGCTAGTTATGGCTTTTTTAAATGAGCCAAATAAATGCAACTGGCCCAACGAGATGCGGGTTGCTGGCAAACTAATCAAGCAGTACGGTTTTGATTTTTTAATTAATCTAAAGGGAAGAACTAAGCTTATTTCTCTCACTTGGTTTCTTGGGGAGAATGGCAAAAAGTTTCTTAATGATATCAAAAAATACCAGTCTCTTTCTTTTGAAAAAGAAAAGATTGAATTAGAAGATAAGCCAGTAGCTCCTCCTACAGAAGTAAACAAAAAACCAAAGTCGGTAAAAGAGTTTTTAAATTTATTCAATAAATAATATGGCAAGACCAAAGAAAGAAATAACCGAAAGTGAAGAGCCCCAATCAAACGACAAGCTTAGGGTTCTAGATAGCATCTTAAAGACTAATAAAGATCACCATTACGCTTACGATAATAATATTGATTATGTTGTAAGTAGTGGTAGCCTAACTCTTGATATTGAGATGGGCGGAGGCATTCATCCTGGCATCGTTCGCTCCTCTGGAATTACCGAGGGCGGGAAGACAAGCAATGCCTTGTCATTTGCTCGCAACTTCCAAGCTCTGCATCCTGAAAAAGGCTGCATTATTTATATCAAGTCAGAAGGCCGTCTTAGCGAGAATATGGTTTCCCGTTCTGGCGTAAACACTGATCCTAGCAAGTGGCGCGTAATTCCTACAAATGATTACGAGTTTGTGACGGATACCATGCGAGAACTTATCAAGAACAATGATGATGGAAATATTTATTTCTTCATAATTGATAGCTTGGATGCGTTGGTTCCAAGAAACGACTTGGCAAAATCAGCAACTGAGGCCAATAAGACCGCTGGAGCGGCATTGCTTACGGCTGATCTTCTTCGTAAGATGGCGGCGGCATTCTCTTCCAGAGGTCATATTTGCTTTCTTATCTCTCAGGTAAGGTCTTCCATCAAGATCAATCCTTATGAAAAGGGCGATCCCAAGGTTACCAATGCAAGCGGCGGAAACGCTGCCTTGCACTATTCAGATTGGATCTTAGAATTCCAACAACGCTGGAATAAAGATTTTATTTATGCTAATGCCAAAGGCGAGGGTAATCCTGTAGGCCATTGGTGTAAGATTGTCTTTAAGAAGACTCCTAACGAAAAATCTGGCAGAGAAGTACGATACCCAATTAAATATGGCAGAACCAATGGCTCAAGCGTTTGGATTGAGTATGAGATTGTTGACCAGCTTCTAGCTTGGGAGTTCGCTCACGCCAAGGGCGCTTGGATTACCATCACTGACGAGCTAATTAAAGAACTAGCTGACAACAATCTTGAGTTTCCAAAGCAGCATCAGGGAGAAGCTAATCTAAAGAACTTCTTGGAAGAGCATCCAGATATTACTAAGTATTTGTTTAACAAGTTCATTAGCGTTCTGAAGAAATGAAACTTTATAACATATATGGTAAAATTGTAAATAAGAATGTCTCTGAATATCTTATTGATTGGGATGCCAGTTCTCGTTCTAAAATACAATTTAAAACCAAGCAATTCCTTAAGAATTACTGGAAAAACCATATAGTTTACGAAGAATTTCCTGTCTTTGGATCTCTATTAAAAGTTGACTTTATCAACGCAACTCGCAAGATAGCTGTGGAAGTGCATGGTCCGCAGCACTCTTCTTACAATAAATTCTTTCATGGCGAATCTAGATTGAATTATCTTAAATCAATCAAAAGAGATGTCGCAAAAGAAAATTGGCTTACCTTGAACAAATTTGTCCTGATTGAAATATATCATGACGAAGTAGACTCCTTGAACGCAAGCTTCTTTAAAGAAAAACATAATATCACTCTCTGATGTCGATCTACTCCTTACAACTAGAAAAATATCTCCTATCTGCCCTAATTAAGCATCAAGACGCTTTTGCAGATATAGAGAGCTTTATTACCGAAAATGATTTCGTCAATGATGTTCATTATACAATCTTTTGTGTGTATAAGGACACATACAACAAGGGCGAGACTATTGATAAAGTTCTAATAGCCCAGAAAGCAAAAAATCTCGGCATCACATTTAAA